TGGAGAGATAGCTAGCGCCGCCCTTGAGGGCAGCGTTGGCCATATCACCAAGAGGAAGATTCTTGATAGCCTCAGAGCCAGCCCACTTGACACCATCAAAGATGTGTTTGGAGGCGGCCATGGGGAGCACAAGAGCTTCCTTCATGTTGCTGGCTGCGTCAGACAAAAAGCCGCTATCAGAACCCGGAGGTTCAAGAGTAGCAAGCGTCTTGTAAATTTCGGCAGGACCAGCAGTGAGGCGAGACTCTGGTACAGGGCCAGAGTACTCATCACCCACAACACCAGCAGCATCTTCCTGAAAAGCCAACGCACTTTCAGGAGGACGATGCTCAGACCCGATCGCGAGGGCCATGAAAATACCACTCTGCGTCTCGAACTCCAAGACACCAAAAACTGTCAAGGCGAAGCGAGGGAGGGCAAGAGTGGCACTAACAGTGAGACCCTCAACGACACACTGAAGACGACACATCGAGTCAGTGAGACCAGTGTTCCGTGCGCGAAACGCAAAAGGATCATACGGCGCATCCAACGGATTGTAAACAGCCGTCTGATCAAGAACCTCCGGGGCGAAAACCATGAAATCACGATAAACGCCACCAGAAGCAAAAAGCTCAGCCATAGTGCAAACCTTTGCGCCAGGAACCTGCGAAAGCTCGGACAAAGTCTTGACAGAGTTGATGGGAGTTGTCAGACCAGGGAGAGCAGCGGAACAGATGAAACCGGTGGCAGTCAACGGGGCTTCGAGAACACGAAGCTCAAAAGCAAGACCAACCCAACGGTAGCCAAGAATCAGCTCAGAAGAAAACTGATCATACGCAGAAAACTTGCGACGAGTAGCAGTACTGCCGGTGATACCCCAACTAGCAAAGCCATTGGGAAAGACGAGAACATCAGTCCAACCCGCGAACACGTTAAAGCCCAGAATACTCTGGCCTATTGCGGTTCCAATGACCCCGGATTGACACGGCGTAAGCAGGGCAGTCTGCTGCGTAGTCCGATCGTCGGGGAGACGAATCGCATTCGACGGAATCGGATTCATCAGACAGGCAAGGTACTGAAGCTTGGCCAGCTGGGAGCGAAGAGCCCTCTGATACGGGAGGGCAAGACGCTGATTCCCAGCTACTTGGGTCTTCAGACCCCTCTTTTCCACCTTTCTGGCCATCTTTTTGGCCGAAGGGGCGGTGGCAGAGCGGACACTCATCTTCGAGAGATCCTGAGCCAAATCCTTCTTCACTTCCTTCGCTACTTTCTTTTCCGACATCGGAAAACATAGGATACCACACAATGCGATATCGAACAACGTTCACAGGCTGACAAAGAGTTACCCAATCTCCCAACAAACAAGGGGAGGAAGAAGATAACATCAGCACTGTATTAAAGGGGAATGCAAATTACTCAGAGACCCTTAAAACGTTGATGAGAGGAACACTCTCGCCGAATGTCGGTAAACCACAAAGCATGATGCTGTTGGTCAGTAAGATAATTATTGCGACAACGCAAATAAGTTTGAGTCTTACAAAAAGGAACACCGTCAACAAGACGGTCAAGAAGGTAAGCAATTGCGCGCTCAATAACAACACAATCAGAAGGACAAGGCCAAAGGAGAGTACGCATGGCGCAACAACGCACATACGCAGACTCCATTTCAACCATACCCCCAGGGAAGTCAGAGCGCGAGCGCCAAGCAAGAGAAGCAATAACCTTCTCAAGGGCAGGAACAAGTACGTGGACCCCATTGACAAGACGGCTTTCACACTGCAAAAAAGCAAAACCAGGCACAACTTCGATCTCAACACCACAAGCAGCGTAAAGACGAGACTCAACAGTAAGGTCGAATTTCCCAGAGGAAACGCGGTCATCACCAAGAATCAGGCTAACGAGAAGTGGGAAGAGGTCATGCTCAAGTAAGCAAATAGCAATATGATAAATCGTATTAATCATAAGGGTATGGAAAGCTCCACTAGGCATACCACGCTCCTTGAAAAACAAACGGCCATTATACAGATAAGCCGTATTGATCAACCACCTAGTAAGATACAGGTGGCGAACCCAGTTATTATAGGTTCGATGCTTCGGCAACAACATAAGCCAAAGCACATGACAAGACACTTCCAAGAGGGAGGCCAACAAAGTGCCATCCCACTTAACTGCATCACGAGAAGCAACATCTTGCAGCAACTGCTCAAGAACACGAGTAAGCTCGAGATGGTAACGATCGGCACCATAGGAGGTGTAGACGTTGGATTTATTACCAAAACGCCGCTCACGACGGAACTTGTCCGCGAGAACGGCGTGATGATCATAATACAGCATCAAACTACCAACATAGTGTCGAAAAGACATCACCAAAAACGAACGAACTTTGTGCTCATAAACCTTAGAAGCCGCACGAAGCTCATCCTTAGCAGCAATAGAAGCATAAGTGGTATCAGAACAACCGTCATAAAACCACTTCATCGCGTCGTCTAAACCAGACGACCCGGGATGGAGCTCATAATCATCACAAATGGCTCCCTTCGTGATACCAAATCGAGAAGCTTCAAAACCAGAAGAAGAAGGACCAGGTATCTCTGCAATGAGCTTAGAAGGCTCAAGGCAAGGACTACAAGTGCCAAACACATCAGAAAAATAATCCAAAAGTTTGCCATGAAATTCATCAATAACAGGACAATGGAAATTCTTCTTACGGTATTTAGCAACATCGTTGTCAAAAACACTAGGAGAAAACTCAACTGGTACATAAAGATCAGTCTCGATACCACAAGAGCGGAAGTAATCACGAAGAACACTTGGACCAAGTTTGGTCTCCAAGATTTTCAAAGGGTTCGGAACACCCACTAACTCCCCACCGACCTGACGCGCTCTAGGAAACACGTCCAAAAAGGCGTCGACATCGTCCTGGTCAGGCGGGGAAATTAAAAAGGGCAATCACCGAACACAACACTCAGCGGAACGCAAACGTTGACGTTGCCGACATGGCCAATGTGAACACCACAGGGAGCTGTGACGGACTGTCCGTTAGAAACGGATGAAATCCACACAAAGCTCCCAGAATCGCCATCACCAGTGGTAATACGATGAGTCCACATGCCAGTGTCAGTAATTTCAACATTACCAGAAGAAATGGTGCCGCGAGCGACAGAGTAAACCATGCCAACATAAGTACCCACATTGACAACACGAGGTTTCAAAATGAGAGACTTAGAAGGAATGTTCACAGAACAATCGAAATCAGCACCAAAATCAACAACATTCGGCGCAGCAGTGTAAGTCCAACTACGTGTACACTGGAGAGCAAACTTTTGCTCACCAACATACAACGTGGCAGAACAGCCAACTGGAATCTGCACATGAGTAGAAGGTGCAGTAACACATTGGCGGACATTGGGCTGACGCACGTAAGAAGTTACAGTGCGCTCAATCCCAGAAATCACAAAGGAAAGACTGTGGATACAACCAACAATCTTAGAGCCAAGGGTGACAGAGGTGGTCTGAGCACTCTCACGAACAACCTTGGTAGGAGGGACCTGAGCAACGAAGGCACCAACATTACTCTCACGAGCAAAATGGACCTTACGAGCAGGACGCTTCACAAACTCTTCCTTCTTCACAGAGGGACCCTTCACGACCTTGTCGTTAGCAGCGAGCGCTTCACGCACGATGGTAGCGACTTCTGCTGCGCCAATAGCAACAGCAGAAACAGCAGCCACCGGACTTTTAGTAACGGCAGCAGCAGCCTTCAAAGCAGCGGGCGAGATAGTAGACTGCGCAAGGGCAATTTGCGCGGCCTCCTCACCAAAATCACTCATGTCAAGCTCGACATTAGGATTCGCAGCAAGGGCAAGCCACTCAGCAGCCTTGCGGCTGTTAGTAGACGGCTTGTGACCCTCCTCGCGAGCGCGTTGCTGATCAGCAAAAGCGACGATAGACGCCAACTTTCGCTCCTGCTTACTTTCCTCAGGAGCATCAGGGCCAGAAGGCAAAACGAAACGACGCTTGCCAGACTCAGGGACGACTACCTTCTCCTCAAGAAGAATAAGCTGGTATGCCTTAGAGGCATGATGGTCAAACTTGCCACCCTTGAAAAGCGAGTTAATGCGACGAGTAGTCATGTACATGGAGAACACCCCAAACACAATAACACAAGCAGCAGCAACTCCAACAAAGACGCTGGTGACAAAAGAAGCCTTCTCATTGCTACGCGAACGCGGGGCAGAGAGATAGGAGCGAACTAAATCACTTTCCACAAAATAGAAAGTCTCGGTTGCCGGATCAAAAGCATACAAGCTTTCAGAAATGTCGCTAGCAAGCTGTGCGTCCAAAGCGTTGGGAACCTTAGAGTCGTACGTCATAGACGTAACCGACTGACAGGAACGCTTCACGCAAACAGCAAGCCACTCATCATTAACGTCATCAACGGTAGTGGATGTAGTGCAAGCGGCATAAGCGGCAATCAAACGATCAAACAGAGGGTGATTGTCGAGAGGACGACCGGAAGAGGCATCAACAAAAGGACAGGTTGCAACAGACTCAAGAACATTGCCAACTTCACGAACAACATAAGAGTTAAGACGCGAGCCAGCAACGGTCCGAGCAGCGCTAATGACATTTCGGTAAATACCAAACCCAGTGGCAACAACGGCAGTACACACCAAGAGAGACTGAAGCATGCGGTTAACATGCTCCTGCCGAACCGCAGAAATGACGGCCTCGGGAGTAACTGCTTTTTCAGTAATCTCCCCCTTGTGGAACTTCTTCATGACGGCATAAAAGCCGTCATAAGCCTTTTCCTTGGTGGACTTGTACATGTACAAAAGACATGCAATCGCATCAAACCACACCACAGCAACGAACATAATGGCCATCGCATTCAACAAAACGAAAGACCAAATGGTCGAAGGATTGGTCACAAAAGACCAAACAGTCGCCAGATACCCATCAACTGAGTACCAAGGACGAGGATCAGAACCTTGCACAAGCAAAGGATCGACCTCAGCCGGACGAACAACACGATCTGCAACAGATCGGAAAGCACCAGAGACAGCAGCCGCCACACGCGCCGGGAAACGAACCGT